TTGGAACGTTCGGAGCTGCGCCAAGAATAGTGCGGATCGCCGCGCGCGATTCATGAACTTCATGGGGACGATTTATGAGATCGTTCATGCCAGTGATAACGAACACTTTCGCACCAAGCGATTTGATGATCGCAGAAAAGACCTGATTTTCGATCGCAAGATCAAGACCGGTTTTCTCATCATACGCAGCGATACCCTGCTCAGCGGGGCGCATAATTACACTGCGCGCGAGTTGCCCATCAACACCCATACCGAACTTGTCGCCCACGCCAGTCGCCACGACATATGCAGCATTGGATGTAACCGAGCCGCTCATCTTATCCCAAGTGAGCGCTGCGGGTGCGGTCTTGAACCCAAATGCGAATGCGCTTACCGCCATGTAATCGGTCAGACCCTTGTAAATCTCAATGGGAGACCTGCGCGAGATGCGCTTCATATCCGCACTGTTCATGCTGCTGCCGAAGTGGATGAAGAACGCGAGCAGGTTCTTGAGCGCAATGAATTTCTGAGCGCCGGACTTCGCGTCAACAATGATTCGGCTGAGTCGATCTTTGATGATTGGAGTGAATGGCAGACCGCCGAGACCGGACCATTCCGGATACATGCCCTCCTTCTTGAGAACACTCGCGCGCGCTCCGGTGAAATCCGCGCCGACATGGAAGTTCTCTTCGAAAATCGCGGCAATGATCGATGCAGACTCGCGATTGTATGTGTCGGAAATGATCTCAACTTCGCGAATCATCATCGCGACATCGTCGATCTCAGCGCCGCTCGACATAATCGCGCCGGTGAAATTCTTGAGATACAGCTCGATAGCCTGCGCGATATCCCAGAATCCGATGACCGATTCGTAGTAGTTCTCGATAAACTTCTTCACACCGCGCGCGTCTCCTGCATCCTTTCCGAGCAAATCACAACCCTCGGCACCCGCGCCAACGTCACCGAAGATGCTGAACTCATCAGCCTTCGCGGCCTCTCCCTTCTCGCCGAGCGACTTGAGAACATCCGCGCGCGCCTTCGTCAGAATATCAATGCGCGCGGCAACCGCGGGACCGAGCACCCTTGTCTCGTAATCGCGCGTGTCCTTCTCGAATTCAGCGCTCATGCGCGTGAGATTGCTCTTGATCTGCTCAACACTCACGCGATGTTCGATGTCTTTGATTGCATCCTCGACGAGATGGGTATCGCGAATCACAGTGCTGCGAATGTCCGGAAGCGGTGCGCCACCGTCGCGATCCTCTCCACGCCCGGAGATTTCGCGCACGCTGTCCGACGCGTGATCGATTGCCGCGATGAGATCCGCGATTGACTTCGCGATTGCATCGAAGTACGAATGTGCGCTCGAGTATGCCGGATCCTTCGCGACAGTCCCTGCATACTCCGCGATGCTGCGCAGCGTGCCAAGGATGCGATCGCGAATCTCAGTAGACTGCGCATCGCGATAGTAACCGAGCAGCGCGAGGTGAATCTTGTTGCGCTCCATCTTGAGCTCCGGAATCCTGCGCAGGAGATCGACAAAGTTATCGAGAAGTCCGCCGAGCGGTATCTCCTTGCCGACGGCGCCCGCGAAGTTGGTGATCGCTTCGCGAATCTTGCGAAGTCCGCCCTGAATCGCGAGACCGTATGAGTTGACAACAATTCTACTACGCAGCTGCTGTGCATCAATCTTCTTCTGCACCATTGATTGTGTGCTGACGTCGAGGCTCAGAGGTGCGCCTCCGCTCTTCATTGCTTCCGCGAGCTTTCCAGCATTGCCAAGCGCGGATGATGCAATTTCCGCTGCCTCCAGAATGCGGCTGTAATTCGCGTCATCGCCGAGCTTCTTCGGATCGGTGAGCTCGACAAACTTCAACCAGAATTCCTGCTTGTCTTTGATCGCCGCGAATTCCTCCATCGTCATGCCGAGCTCCTTGAGAGCCGCGGCCACTGTGATGCTCTGTGTTGCAGTCGACACGATGCCATTAAGAATGCTACCGATGCGCTCGGCTGAAGTTCGGCCAGTCCTGCGCTCGAATCCCATTTCGTCTGCAACGATGCCCGCAAGAGTTGGCTTAAAGTTGCGATTCATGGTGAGCATCATCATCTTGACGTAACGATCCATTTCGCCGCTGAGTTCCTTGAGTGCATCGATCGCCTGCCTGTCCTGCATCGGCACATCATCGCGTGTGCGACGTTCCATGAGAACCTTGATCACAACCTTCAGCGCGCTTGAGATGCGCGAAATATTGACTGCGAATTTGTAGAGATCCGCGCCGACCAAGTAAAAGTCGGTAGTGACGCCGTGAGACATCGCCTGCAGGAGCTCTTCCATCTGATTGATGCGCATGTCAATGGGCAGCGCGGGATCAATAACAGTCATTCCGAACGCGGTGTTGATAGCGCGCGTGAACTTATCGGTCATTCCATCGCCATTCTTCACCGCAGAACCGCGCAGGAACTTGGCGATTTCGCGCAGCTTCTCCTCGCGCGTGCCAGTAAGCCCCTTGAATGTCGAGTACTCGGACGACTCGAAAATACGCACGAGCGCATCGGCGAGCTCGCCCTTCTTCGCGGAGAGGCGATCAAGATCGAGAGTCTTAAGTACGTCGCCTACTGCGCCACCGCTCACACCTGCGCCGCTCACGCGCTCGTAAACGCCGCCTGCAAAGACAAGGCCGCACCCTCCGCAACCGCCACGACGTGCGCGAGATCCACCAACGCGCGCGCGAACCTTTGACTGCGCGTCAACCACACTCTTGTACATGAAGTCGACAATCGCGGACTTCGCCGAGTCGACCGCGCTGATCCCCGCGACTGCGTCCACAACGCGCGCGATGTCGTCGCGAGATGGCGCGACTGCCGGTGCCTCGCCCTCGGTCGGGAACATCTCGTAACCGTTCTTCGCGACTGCCGAGATAATGTCATTTGTGAGCACAACGGCTGCCGAATCGTCCTTTACAACACTGGAGACGATTGGCATGAGGCCAGTGAAAACCTCGGTGTTCCAGTGCAAACGCATGGCCGCGATTGCAAGCTCGCTGAGTGGACCGCGACTTTTGTAATACTGCTCGGAACCTGCGCTTGCGTCAGCGGAGTAAAAGAGTTTGCATGGAACGATGATTCCCTGCGCGAGAAGAACCTTGTGTTTCTCACTCAACTCTGACTCCCCGAGGTACTCGCGCCGCAGCGTCTCTGCGGGGACCTCCTCGAAACTCCCGTCTCCCTTACGGGCGTACAACGTCCGCGCTGTTGACTGTGCCAAACCCATGGTTTGCGTATAGTTCACGCGCGGAAAGTTTCGATGGAGCGAAAAAAACATGCGCGACAATTCGCGCGACTCATCAACATCGCGCGTGTAATTCGCGCGTGTCCATTTATTTTTTTTCTGTGCATATATACTCACGCACGTATCTAAGGATACAATGTCTAAGAAGGAGCGCGCGATCGTTACCAACATCGAGGATTACATCCGCAGGAATCATCCCGCGGTTGCCGAACTCTTTGAGTATTGCAAAGTACTCAATACAATCAATCCGCGCGCAGGCAGCGCGGGCGTCACTCTGCTGATTCCTGATGCGGAATATGTAAAGCATATCGATGGGTTGTCTCGCAGCTCATCCGCGAGTGACATTGAGACAGTGTGCGATACCTTGTTGTCGCTTGTCATCCGCAAGTGCATGATGAAGCCATCCGATTGGGAAGCGGCGGACATCAGCGACTCGCGCTTTCCCGCGCAGCGCATCACTGCGACTGCATCCGGTGATAAGGTCTCACTGAAGGGACCAGACGGCTAGGTGTACGCGACTGCAACCATGGATAAGGCCTTCAAGGTCGGCTACCGCTCAAACGTCGAAGTGTGGAAGCTAGCCGGGCGCATGCGTCCCGAGATGGACGCCGCAGCACCGCGCATGAAGCCGACGCGTGCGCGCGCACCTGCCGCAGCTCCAGCGTCTCGCGCGCGCACTGGCGGTTATGATCTTGCACCTGGTCAGAGCAACACTGTGCGCTTCCAGATTGCAATCGCCGCTGAGAACGAGCTCGTCGCGCAACTTCTCACCGGCAAGAAGTCCGATCCGTTCGTGTCTTATGTTTCGTCATTCGCGCGGTTCATGTACACTTCGCACACTTCTGAGTTCTTCCAGTGTGTGCTTCCAATGATCCGCTATCGCATCACTGACTTTTACACGATCTTCGAGCCCCACCGCGTCGATGATCAGAATCGCTATCTTGTCCCAGGCGCGCTTATTGATGAGTGGTGGTCCGCGCATAAGCATGTCGATGACACCGCGGATTCTATCCAGGCATTCCGCGCGTGGGTCGACGCGCGCCTGAATGAGGCATCGAGCCATGTGAAGTGCGGAATTTATGAGCATCTCGCGGATGATCAGCTCCACCTTGAGATCGATTCCGAGCGTCAGCTGCTCTCTGAGGGTCTCGAGAACGCGCAGTCCGCGCCTGCAAAGGTTCGCGAGTTTTACGATAGATTCATCACATCGAACAAGATCGGGGCGATCCAAAACGTATTGCCTGAAGGTCTCATCACGTATTATCGCGAGCATCCTGGATTCAAACTCGCGCATGACGAACTCGCGTTTGTCATCGAACCGATCATCATCAGTATTCGCGCGCGCCCGTTTGATATGGTCCGCTTCCGCGAAGCCATTAACATGATCGGCAACGTTATGCATGCGTCTTCCATCGATGAACTTGAGCGCAACTTGCCTCTCTCGAGCACGCGCAAGCAGCACATTATGCAAGGAATCCTGATTGGAGAGATTCGCGCGTTTGTCAACTCTACTATCTTCTTGTGGGTCCCGCTGACCACCGAGAAGATCGAGAAGTACACAATTGAGTGCGAGTCTCGCCGTGTTCTTGACGCATCGAATGCGATTTTCAATGCGGATCTTGCACTCGCGCTGCACCACAAGCGTTTGTATGGCGACAGTGCCCCCGCGCCATCTGATGCATCCGCGCTCCTCGCGCTTAGCAAACTCGCGCCCGAGCATGTCAGCGCGGAACTTCGCGCGCGCATGCAAGTGCTAATTTCACAGTAGGGGCTCGCGCGTGGCTGGATTGCATAATTGCTCCGCTTCGCTTCGCAATTATGCGAGCCACGCTGCGCCCCTACAACCTCGTGTAGAAAGGCGCGGAAGAATTCTTTTTTGAATGTCCGAGATCACTAATATAACATCGCAAGCATAATGTACGTCTACGTGCGCTGCTTTTGCGGAATGCCGATTGGTCATTTGTACCCGGCATTTCTCATCATGTGCGAAGAGCACAATAAGAAGATCGCGCATGGCGAACTCCCGCCGTCGGCATCCATTGGATATATTCTTGATCAGCTCGGACTCTCGCGCATGTGCTGTCGCGCGCGCATAATGACGTGTGAGGAGTTCAAGAATTACTATTACGGAACCTCTGCGCCATTCCGCGCACCGACAGTCTACAGCGCGGATATCAAGGATCACGCGAAATAAGCTCGTCGTGCGCACCCGCATCGTTTTTTGATACCTCAAATTTGAAGCGTCGAAGCTATAATATAAGCACACATGGAAAAGAAGCCGGATTCTCTCGCGCAGCTCATCGCAGATATCAACCGTGAATTCGCGCCTCGCGCGGTTCATGCTCAAACTCAGCGACGCTCAACGCCCGAGCTTGAAATCCGGCTCGGCCATATCAATCTCGCGACATATCGCGCATCTTTGGAGCTTCTGACTGCTCCAACAACGCGCGAATTATCGATGAGTATTGTGACGATTGATCGTTCACTTGGAGGTGCGCCCCGCCCACTCGTCATGCGCAAGACATACGCAAACCCAACAGATCCGCGCGGATCTGCACCCGTCATCATGCACAAGGATAAGATCGCGTCATACAACGGATTGTTGAACATTGGCGACTCACGATGTCCGTATAAAGTCGCGCTATCTCGCGAATCGACCATTGATGATGGCCCGACTCCAAAACCGGAAGACAAAGTTCGCCTGCGCATTCGCACAAGCAAACACGTAAACATCAGTGATCATGAATGGTCAGTGGATCTCACGCTTGTGCGCGAAACAACTCTTGGCGAACTCGCAGCGAATCGCGCGATTCGTCGCGACTTCTTCGAGCGTGAGGAAGGCGCGACACACTATGAAGTCGAAATCGAACTCGCGCAATCCTCAATGTCCTCAATCAGCGCAGCGGACATTGAAGAAGTCGTTCGCGCTGCATGTGAAATCGCGCATCCTCGCGGTGTCGAAGTCGGAACCGCGCGAACTCCACGCGACTTGGCCCTGCATTTTATAGCGCACAAGTTACGCGCGGCGCATGCGACTTCATCGCGCGATCGTTCGCAATCCTCAACCCCGGCTCCGCCCACACTCAAGGCACTACTTAACAACGCAGTAAGCATGACTCGCAGTGAATATCTATCGCAAGTATTCCCAACAATCGCTGAATATCTTGTGACTGACAAAGCGGACGGTGTACGAGGTGTTGCAATAGTTACGATTGAGGGAACAATCGCGATTGTGACCGACGAAACAATGTACACTTCGCCTCCAGATTCCGCGATTGCCAGCGAAGGTTCCATAATCGCGATGTATGATGGCGAAGTCATCCGATCTCCACCCGATCATGTCACATTCTATGCATTCGATTGTCTCATGATTGGCGGAGATGCAGTCACCGATGAACCATTCGAAAGTCGTATCGCACTTGTGCAACCGCGCGAAACTCCGGCGATCACAATCGAAGTCAAGGAGTTTCTCCCAGTCGAGGACGGAAACATTCGCAAAGTCGCGGAGACCATCGCGGCTTGGAAAAGACCATACAAGACAGACGGTATGATCTTAACGCAAGCAGGGCATAACTACCGCGAGACTCGCAACTGGAAATGGAAGAGTTACGAAGATACAACAATAGACTTTCTTTGCCTGCAATGTCCAGAGCGTATGTATGGCAGCGGACAGTTCACACTTCCGCGCGAAGCCGCGCAAAGTGATGTCGGATCCGCGCGACGCAGCGACTTTCGCATTTACATTTTGATGTGCACTTGCGATATGCGTCAGCGCGCATCACTCTGCATCCAGCCACTCGCGATTCACAACGACTTGATCGCGGAAGTGCGCATGCGCGAATCGCTCATACATTTCGTGTGTCAATTCGAACCACTCGCGTACGTGCTAATAGTTCGCGCCAGCGACATGAAACCCTTTGGTGGTGATCTGCATGGAAAGGTTATTGAAATGCGTTGGCGTCTACAACCCGACGCTGAGTCATGGCGCAAGTGGGACTTGATACGCGCGCGCGAAGATCGCAAGGTTGGAAACAATATCGCCGTTGCTAATAATGTATTCGCGAATTACATCGACCCTTTCCCGCTTGATGCGCTTTGGAAACCGGCCCAAGGATACTTCGAGAAAGAGTCAAGCGATGCTCTCGTTGCATCAAACAAGTTTCGCCGTTTCATCATCACTGTCATCTTGTATCACAAACTCAAAGACTCGCGCGATCTCACGATACTCGATCTTGGAGGCGGTCGTGCGCAAGATTACACGCGCTATGCCGCGGCAGGCGCGCGACTTGTCGTGACATATGACATTGACTCAATGGCAATCGCCGAGGGCGTTATGCGCGTCGAAGCAAACTCGCGCGATATCACGAAGTCCGCGCCATTCGCGTGGATCGCGCGCGTTGACCAAACAGCCGCGCGCATTCGCGCGGATCGCGCGATTCCCGGATGTTCTGCACCGGCATACGTCGGGCGCGTTGCTGATATCACGAAACTTACATCGGATACATTCAAAGCAGATCTTACATCGATTGGCATTGCGCAACGATCATTCGGCGCGGTGGTATCGACATTCGCGTTTCATTACTTCTGCAAATCGCGCGAAACCGTTGAGTCTGTCTTCCGTCTCATTGATCTCGCGCTCGCCCCAGCAGGTCTCGTGATAATCACAACAATGAACGGCGCGCGCGTTCATGATAAATTACGCACCTCGGGCGGCGCGTGGGCTCTTATGGAGCCAACCGCGGAACATGCCGCGCCTAAATATCGCATCTCTGCATCTTATAAGCGTGATGAATCACTGCTCGATTTCGGCCAGATGATCAAGGTATCGGTTCCATTCTCCGATAAAATGTACGATGAACCTCTCTGCAACTTTGAGGCACTCGCGCAAGTCGCGGATGCGCTTGGATTCGCGCGCGTTGAAACGATAAGTCATGAGACCGCGTATCTCACATTGTTCGAAGTTGCCGATGCGAAACTTGCGCATGCCGTGACTGCTGCGGATCGCGAGTATACCGCGCTGTTTGACACCATCGTGTTTCGGCGCAAGACCGCACCGCGAGCTCCTCGCTCCGCTCCCGCAGGCGCGCGCATACCTCGCGCGAAGAAGTGATGCGCGAATATGGTTCTTTTTTGTTCGACAACAATTTGAATTCGCCTTCACTAAGTATCATTAACCATAGCGCAGCATCATGGAACGCAAGCCTGCAACCGAACTTTTCCAGAAAACGTGCCGAGGATCGCTGACTGTCGCATCATTCATGGAGGAAATGATATTGCGCGGTCACTGCATGGTATTGGATGTAAAGAAACCGACGCGGGTTGTGATCGCCGAGAAGAGACCCGACCGCTTTCGCCCAGTCGGTCCAGTGTACGCACTTTCGCAAACGCGACACTGTTGATTTTTTGCGCGAATTGCGCAAGTAAATTGAAATGCGCGCATCGGCATATAGAGATGTATCGCAAGTCAACAAGCGATTCTGTGGTTATCAAGGACTGGACCGCGGATATTCCCGGCGGCCTCTCTGATGATCGCAAGACTTACATGTTCCCGGTTGTCAAAAGTCAGATGCGCACGGGCAAAGTCGCGCTTTGGCTGGTAACTGTGCGCATCTACCCTTCTGTCGAAGCAGCAACAAGAGATCCCGATAACCCCTTGGAAATTCCAGAAGATATCGCATCGAATGTCAACAAGCGCGACGGGTATATCGCGCGCGTTCTCGTCTACTCGCGCATTGGCGTGGAAGCAGGCAGTGAGTGTCATGTGAAGGAGCCAACATACATCACCGAAGGCAAATATGTAGGTCGCGCGAATGCAACGAATGTTTATTGTCAAGCGATTCGTTACGCGCTTGGTCTCTATAACAAGCAATGTCGCCGCGCAGATATCGACGCTGCACAGGCTGCACCGGGCGCATCCGACCCATGCGAACAACTTGATGCAGAAGCGCGCGTGTCCACGACCCAACCGATGGATGTCGACGCGTATTCGCAAGTTGCAATGCCGCGCCCGATGCTCGCGTCATACTACAATGACATATTCGCGCCGGAAGACAACCCATCACCGCTCTTCGTTCAGCGCAAATATAACGGAGTTCGCGCGGTTGGAACGTGTCGCGCCGACTCAGAACCGATACTCTACAGTCGCACCGGGTTATTGTATGGCGGATTCGCGGCTCTCAAAGAGGATATTCGCGCAATATGCGATGCATGGCGCGCGGGTGAGATTGGGGAGAAGCACGGTCTGCGCGGAATTCATCCGGCGGGTGATATCTTCATTGATGGTGAATTGTATTATCATGGCGCACCATTGCAGATTATCTCAGGTGTTGTGCGTCGCGCGAAAGCCCACGGCACCAGCGAACAGCCCATAGATCGCGCGCGCATTCCCATTTCGCCAGACTTCAAGAATCTCACGCAACATGATTTGTGTTTCATCATGTATGACTTGTTCGTCGTAAACAAGGGATCAACCGCGAGCAATGGTCTGACATTCGATGAAAGATACGCGATTATGCGCGCGATCTCGCGTTGGAACGAAGCGCAACCCGACCCAGACGCGCGCTTGCGCAAGATACATTTCGCGGAAACATTCTCATATGTATCAAAAACCGGTGTCGGTGAGCGCGCGATTGACTATGCGCATGAACTATACGCGCGGTTCTTGAGCGAAAAGTTCGAAGGCGCGATTGTGCGTCTGAATACTCCGTACGAACATTCAGTTAATGGGCGACATTCTAAGGGCTTGCTCAAACTCAAACCTGTGCATGATGCGGAATTCGCAATTGTCGGATTCACTCTTGGTGAACATGGACGCGCTGCGGGCGCATTGCTCTTCTCGTGCGAAGTCTCGCCGGGAGGCGCGCGATTCAACGTAACGCCCACTGGCGCGGTCGCAGCTCGTGTTAAGCTCGCGCGCGAGTTCGCGCGAATCACTGAGAATGGAAAAACTGTGTTCGATAATGAGTGGCTCGGCAAGCCGCTGATCGTTTACTTCGATGAACTCTCCCCCGCGGGTGTTCCGCAACGCGCGCGCACTGATGGAATCTTGCGCACGTATGAGTGATAGAGATACGAATGTTGGTTTTCGCAATAAAGTGCGTGTCACTTCTTCGTTTTTTGTATGGTTGTCATGTTATTTATTAAACGGATCAATAATGGCATTTATGAGTCTGCACACTGATTTAAAGAGAATCTGTGTAGTTACAACAATGGCAGAGAAATCAAAGTCAGTTCTGGATACGCGCGCGATATATTCCGCAACCGCTGAGACGGTCGTGAAAGATATCAAGGGAACTTCAGTTGAAGGAACTCAACCGAATTGGATTGAGTACATGCGAAAACTTACCGGTGAATCTAAATTTGTTTGTGCGGTACCTGATTGCAGAAGCGAAGGTGGAAATGGAGCGCATGTTTTAATAAGGTGTGATACGTGTCTCAAAGTTGGATACGATCAAAGTCACCGCGAAGATGCAACCGCGGATGTTAAAAAAGATGAGGGTCGGTATTTTATCGTTCCAGTATGCAGCGATCATCATTCTCGCGAGAAAACATTCACAATAAGGGGAGGATGTCCGATCATGAGAGGGGAGAGAGAATTGATCGAGATGGAAATAAGGCGAAAGGAAGCGAAAGCCGATAAAGTGCGTTCGAGAGATTCCAAAAAATCAAGCGCGCCAAAAGCGCAGTAATACAAACAAATGAACATTTCTTGTTACTCTCGTGATGTAACAGATGAGAGAACATTCCTTTTTGCGCGCATCGGATAAATTTAAGCGATGTGTAATTCGGCATATTTTCAATGCGAAACAGTTTGGTTTCGCCGCGATCTCAATTAAAGATTCGTATGTGCTTTTTTATCATCCGCGCGTCCTCGTGTAAAATTCGCACGTTTTAGAGGTAAAATTGAAAGAATATACCAGGCTTAATAGAAGGAGTGAATATACGCACGTATGGATCGCGAACGCAAAATCCTGCCAGTAAGCACCGCGACAATTCGCGCGATGCAATACATGCCAGCATCCGATGAGATGACAGTGCGCGAAAGCCAATGCGTCGTTGATTCGCCCGGAACATTCGAGCTTGGAAAGCCTCGTCGCGGTGGCGTCTTTGATGACCATCTCGGCGTGACTTCGAGCAGTTACAAATGCGGAACATGCGGTCTTGACAAAGAAAGGTGTCACGGACATTCCGGTGATATCAACCTCGGCATTCGCATATGTAATCCGGTGATGATTCAGGAAGTCATCAAGTGGCTCAAAATCATCTGCTTCAACTGCGGACACCATCTTGCAAACGCCGCGGAAACCGCAGCGATGCGCGGAATGTCTGCATCGAAGCGTCTCGATTACTTATCAAAGCGCGTATCTGGAAAGACGCATCGCATTTGCGCGCAATGCAACGCACAGCACCCTGCAATTACGCGTCCGGATCGCGCGAAGTATTCGTTCCTCGCGAAGACCATCGGCGCTGATGGTGCGTCTATCGATACACCGTTGTATGGTCACAATATCGGCGAAGTGTTCGACAAGGTCACACCAACAACAGTCGAATTCTTTGGTCGTCGCGCAGTCGCGCATCCACGCTCGTTCATCATCTCGCGCGTGTACGTGCCATCGGTGAATATCCGCCCGGATACCAAGAAGCAAGCGGGACGCGGTAGCAGTCACAACTCGATAACATCCTATCTCAAAGACATTATCACGCATATGACGCGCAGTCTCAAACAGCAACCCGCGGAAATCACGCCGAAGT